GACTATGTAGTGAACCAGACTGTGTCCTACCGTACCAGTACGGACAGCCTGGTGGACACACCAATAAACGTCAGGTAGGGGGGCAACGTAGTGCCAGCTAGGAGTGAGAAGCAACGGAAGTTTTTCGGCGCAGAGCTGGGGAGGAAACGGGCAGGTAAGCGGACCCGCACTCGTATGAGCGAGGAGTCGCTCGAAGAGTTCGCAGAGAAACCCGTACGGAAACGCAAGAAGAAGGTGTAGCGTGAAGCTCCGTCAAAGCCTACGGAATGAGCTAAACCCCGATACCCAGGCTATGTACGAGATGCTGGAGACTATGCCCCTCGACCAGAGGGAGCACGGGTACTCCACGCAGATGGATGTGGTCTGTTGTAACAAGAGGTTTATCCTCATGTCCGGCGGTGAGCAAACCGGCAAGTCCCTGACGGCAGCTAATATTTTGCTGGACAGGATGTGGGATGTACCGGAACCGTCACTCTTCTGGCTTGTAGCGTCGGATTACGACGGCAACCGCAGGGTGTTCGATTATGTGAGGGACGGACTGGAGCGGATGGGGCTGTTGCAGTACGCCTCAAAGAGGGTAGACCCCGGTGTGATACTGGTGAGGTCGCAAGACCCAACCAACCCCAAGCCCGGTGTGCGGATCGAGACAAAGAGTGCTGCGGACCCCAGGAAGATGCGTATGTTCGCACCCCACGGCATTGTGGCTGACGAGGCCAGTCAGCTTGACCTGGAGATATTCAACAGGATGATGACCAGGGTCATGCCCAAACGTGGCTGGCTTGTGCTCTCAGGCACGATGGAGGGCTCGTTAGGCTGGTTCCCCGGGTTGGTGGACGCCTGGGCCTACGGTACGGAAGACGCTCAGAGCTTCAAGGTGCCGTCATGGCTCAACACCATGCTGTACCCCGGAGGTAGGAATGACCCAGAGATCCTCCGGTTTGAGCGTGAGTCCGGGGACGATTACTTCATGGAGAGGATGGCCGGGGTTCCAAGACCTCCCTCCGGCAGGGTGTTCCCTGAGTTCCGACCTGATGTACACATACAGGATGTGGAGTGGGAGCCCGGTGAGCCGGTGTACCTCTGGGAAGACCCAGGCTACGGTGGTGGTAGTGCTCATGCTATTGAGTTTGCCCAGGTTATAAACGGGCAAATACGAGTGTTTGATGAGATCTATGTGCGTGGGCTCATACAGAAAGAGGTTATCTACCTGGTCATGAAGCAGCCCTGGTGGGCTGACGGGGCAGGTAGAGTGCTTGTCTCTGACCCCCACTACAAAGACCAGCACCATTCCATGGACTCCGTGTCTGAGGTCTGGATGGATGAATCTGGACTCTATGCCGGGGGTAAGAAGATTCGGATACTCGAAGGCGTTGAGAGGATGAAGGCTTTTCTGAAGCCTGATCCTCTCACTGGTGTGCCAGGGATTATCTGGTCCCCGCGGTGTAGGGGTATCCTCAGTGAGTTCGGAGCCATGCCTCATCCCATCGCGCCATATGAGGGACAGACTAAACTGTACCGCTGGAAGACCGATAGGGATGGTAATGTTGTAGGGGAGATACCCGAGGATTCAAACAACCATGGCATAAAAGCGTGTATCTATGGTATGGTGGAAAAATTCGGGTATGGTTTATCCCGGAGCAAAACCGTTATCCCGGTCAAACGGTGGGGGCCACCTGGACGAGGCAAATCTGCACTGATAGGGGCTAAGTAGAATGGCTCTAAACGCCCAGAAGATCGCCGCCATGGTTGCGGAACGTGAAGTCGATGTGGATGAACTCCGCCATCGCATGGAAGATGATTACACAAAGTTATACAGGCTTGATCCCTTTACACCCGATGATCCAGATAAGTCTGTCTATACCTCCAATGACCCGAGGACTGCTGCGGATAAGCTGATAGCCCTCATCGCTGGTGCTCCCCTCACTATGACAATCAACAACGTGGGGCAGCAGCCGAATGTTAGGGAGCGGAATAATCTCAAAGAGCGGTTCCTGATTGGTGGGTTACGTAGTGTGGATGAGTGGCTGGAGACGCAGCTATTGCCACCTCTTCAGGGGCAGCTTGCTTTCTTCGCACTCGTCCGTGGTTTCACCTGTGGCCGAGCTACTTGGGTGAAACTCAAGGATGGCTCTTCTCGGTTCGAGGTCATGCCCTGGGACCCTCTCAACACATATTGGCAGGTGTCCCGCAACGGATTGGTCTGGATAGCCCACAAGACCCGCATGAGCAGTGAGGAGATCGGGGAGTTGTACGACTTTGATATCGGCGGGACAGGCGAGGAGAACGGAGCGGACGTCATTGACTACTATGACCAGAACGAGTTCGGCGTTATTATCCATGGCGAGTTTGTAGTAAAGCCAGAAGAGTATGCCTGGGGTACAGGCAAAGTCCCTGCATGGGTGACGGCAGCGGGATTCGCTCCGCCGATACAGGCACTCAAGGCGGAAGATACTATCCGTGACTTTGGCGAGAGTGTCTTCAAACCCATACGTGACACCAACGATGTATACAACCAGTTAACGTCCGACTTCCTTACGCTGGTGAACTACGGGTCGAAGCCAAGCTATATCGTGAAAAGCCATGGCGGGTCTAAAGTCCTGGCAGAGAACCCCTTGCAGCAGGCTTCCGAGGTCAGCTTGGATACCAATGAGTCTATCGAGCTTATTGATATTGCCAAGATGTCAACGGACGCAGGCCCGCTGCTGGCTCTACTTAGTGCGGAAAGCCAGAGAGGGCTGATACCGTACAACCTGTTCGGGCAGCAGGATCTAGCGATCTCAGGGTTTGCCATCAACCTGCTCCGCCAGGGAGCGGGTGATAAGGCAGACCCGTTTATTGCCGCCGTCATGGGTGCGTACCGACAGATCTCAGGGCATATGATCTCACAGTACGAGGACGGCAAATTCAGTTCTGTGAATGTCAGGGGTAGACATGGAGAGGTATGGTTTGACGAGGAGATCAAAGCAAACGATATTAAGGGGCTCAGCCCTCCTGAGATCAAGCTAGTACCGCGGTTACCACAGGATGACATGCAGAAGTTCGCCATGGCGCAGCAAGCCAGACAGGGGACTGTACCTCTGTTCAATGACAGGTGGATACATGAGAATATCCTGGGGATACAGGATGCGGATAAGATGGCTGAGGCTATTAAGACTCAGCTAGCTGAACGCTCTGACCCCGTGGCAGCCATCTGGACGCTCCGCAAGGCTCTGGTTGAGCAAGGAGAGGAGGACCTGGTAGAGATTTACAACCTCAAGCTTGCTAAAGTCTTGCAGGAGTCGGGACTTATACCCAAACCAGCCCCTCCGCCACCGGAAGCAGGCCCACCAGGTATGCCGATGCCAGGAGGCCCTCCACCAGGTATGCCGATGCCCGGAGGATCCCCACCAAGGTTCGACCCTAGAGTAGCCCCTAACGCTGCTATGGGGGCACCGCCCCCTGGCCCAGTCCCTCAGCCGGGACCTAATGTCCCAGCAGGGAGTCCAAGGCCAGGAGCCAGGAACCCGTTAAGTAGACTGCTCAGCAGATTCAGACCAGGAGGTTAATAATGAGATATCAAGAATTAGCGCGGCAACTCATGAACGGTGAAATTACCCTGGATCAGTTTCTCGCTGAAGTACGCACCCTTGGTGAGTCCTTTCCTCAGATAGAAGATGATATAGCCAAGTATTTGGTAACGGTGCAGGGTCAATCGGAAATAGACGCTTTTAACATCGCGCAAAATACAATAGCAAATCTATCCAGTGACCCGTACGAAGATCGCAACCGAGATTATTGGGCTGGCCTCCTCACCGATAGAGAGTTTGCCGTCGAGGCAAACAAGCTGGGCGCAGGACGTGACCAGATTGTTGCGAGTATGCAGGACAAATATGATTACATGGATACACCGTTTTCGCAGTCTGAGATTGACCAGATTATGCAGGGGCTAGTTGAGCCGAGTGGTACTACGGGTGGTATTACGGGTGGTATTACGGGTGGTCAAAATATAGGCATGACTGATCCTGGCGGCGTTATGATACGCGACTGGACGCCGGAAGAAAAACGCTTGCTGTCTGAGCAGCAAGAGGGGCAGCAATTTTCCCGGTTTCTACAATCTCAGTTCGGGTCTGGTGCGATAAGCGGTCCCTTGCAGAGGGGGACAGAGAGGATGTTTGCGCCGGTGCGCGGTGGCACCGACTGGGAGCCAAGCTTTTTACCCCTTTTTGAGGCGGGCGGAACTCCTGGTCAGACTGGGGACTTCTACAACTTCCTCCAGCGGCGCGGGTTACAACCGTTCACACGAGAAGAGTTAGGGGGGCAGCTTCGCGAAATGATCAGTGCGCGTGCTGCGGCCCGAGAAGATCCTGCCTGGATGGACGTGATGCAAGAAAGGCAGAAGCAAGCGACGGCTGCCGGACAGTATGACCCAGAAGCGACCCGAGCACTACTCTTGGCTAAGGTGGCAAACGAGCCAGAAGCAGACTTAGGGCTCTTCACTCGGCTACTACAGGCCACCGCTCCGAGGTCATTGTATGGGGCAGCAGGCCGAGCAGGACAAAGTTTATGGTCGCGCCAGCAAAGTGTTGACCCCTCAACCAGTTTCTTGGACTATGCGGCTAGCAAAGGATTCTTTTAGGGAAGGTTAATTATGCCAAACGGACTGACTAGTAATCAATCGTTTACGGATTTCTTGAGTGGCTTGATGGAGGAGGAACCGAGGATGCCATACTTCGCCTCTGTGCAGCAGCCGGGGCGTAGCCCTAATGAGCAGCGTTATCTTGCTGGCCAGTTCCAAAATGTGCTCAATGAGTACCTGGGGGCACTAGGGCAACAGGCCCAAGCGGGCACGCCGCTCTCAGAGTTCACGAGTTTCCAAGACTATCTGGCTCCTAACCGGTTAGGGGCGCGGTTTAGTGCCTTGTCCCCATTGGTAGCTGGGCGCGGGACTCGCAGGTTTGCGCCACCCACTAGGTTCTTGACGAGCTTCTAGATGCCCCCGAACACAGAAGCGCAGCAGTTTAGGATTTGGCTGACTAAGCAAAACCCTAAACTCTTTGGCGGACACATCGCCCCAGAGGCACCTATCCTCCAGATGTCTCCTGGTAACAAGATGTATATGCGGTTCAGGGATTTCATTGGTCGCCCAATTCCCCCGACGGCTCGGCCAGTGCGTCCAAAGATACCTATAACAATGGCTCCCGCCCCAACGGCGCGGCCAGGGGTACCTACGACAATGGCTCCCGCCTTTGGCCCCCAACCTGTAACGCCGACGGCTCGGCCAATACCCCCACTACCTGGGCAAGTGCAACTAGACATTCCGCCAGGAGGGGCCATTACGCCGGAGCAAGCCCTTGCACAGGCCAGTAGACAAGGGATCACTCCTGCATCTGGGTTTGCGGACTTTTTGGCTTTTACTGGCGGGCATGGTCTGTCCGCAGCAGAGACGGGCTTTGAGACTGCTGGCATGGCAGCCAGACGCAAATTTCGACAGTTGAAGGAAGACCCATGGAAGGTGGTTGCTTCCCCTGCGTGGGATGTTGCTGATGTGGTTAAGGCGGTGAGGAGCGATGAAAGCCTGGGTGATCAGTTCCGACGAGCCCGTGGGGAATATAGAGGACTACCATGGTATGAAAAAGCAGGCTTTGAGACGGTAGGTACGTTACCTTTGGCCCTGGCTGCTCCCAGTGCCCAAGTTGTTCGAGCGGGGTTGAAAGCTGGAGCTCAAGGGTTGGCGGCTCGGGGTAGCCTTCAGGCTGGGCTTCCTGCCGCGGCCAGTATGGCCGGGGAACTTGGGCTACGGACTATTGCCACCGGGTTAGCCCCTGTAGCGGCAGCCGAGGTGGTGATTGCAGCCCCATTCCGAGGTATAGGGAAGCTGATTCGTCACCTAAAACAGCGGAACCTTCTTGTTGATGCACCGTCTCGTGCACTCCCGGCTGGCCGTAGGCAACTGGCACTGGGGACCGGGAAGCCCCAGGAGATACTATCGAGGCCACTGGGTGGAGATGTACAGCGGTTCCCCAAACGTAAGGTTATAGAGGGGATCATCGTTTCAGAAGATAACCCGATGGGTCAACATATTGCGCTCAAAGACACCCCCCTCGTGCGTCAGGTGCTGAACTCCCTTCGTAGCAGATACTCTAGAAAGAAGTATGACCCTAAAGGTAAAATAAAGGACCCCGTCACAATGCCTACAATTGAAGGTGTGGGCCACGTACAGATCCTCCCTAGCAATGCATCAAAGACGCAGATTGATAGTGCCCTTAGACAGATTCGCCAATTGGAGAGGAGTACGAGTCTAAAGGCTTCCATGCGGAGAGCTACGCAACCCCCCGGCACACCTGCTGCGAGGGCGGTGGGTGACATAGCTGAAGAGGTTATACCCACCCCCACCACCACAGGGCCTACTGGGCCTGTAGAGGCTGAGTTGCGCGGCTTACCGCCTGAACTACGCCAAGGTGTGCTTGGGGCGGAACCTGTCACGCCTGGTCGCAGACCTTTTACCCGTCCTGTTTCTCAGCGAGAAATAGCGGAAGCGACAAGGGGTCGCGTTGTGGATCGACCGGTTTACCCACCCCAAGAACCGGCATCATTCTGGCGGACGCCCATACCTGGCCGTCCTGGTGCTGTGCCTGGGGGGCGCGAGGGCCTGGTGTCCCCAGAACAATTTGCCGCTAGAGATGCAGCGCGAGAGGCGCAAGAGGTGGAAGTCGCAGTTAAACGCTTGCGTGATATGCCTGCCGAGGTCATAGCACCGAGGAAAGAAGGCCAAGGCTTGGGTGATAATATGGGGACGCCACCGCCTACCCGACCGGAAGTCGCGCTAGGAGATGCTTTGGACTTCCCATCGTGGGAAAGCTCGGCGACGACTATCCCGCGCAAATATCACTCAGCCCGCAATGTCGTGGGGCAAGAAATGCAGACGTTTGTAGAGGACGGGAGAAAAAAGCTGGCCAGGCTTAAACTTAAAGTGACTCAGGAGGACATGGAGCCAATTTTCTTGCATCTCCATGAACCTGATCAATACCCCAGGTCCACCCTTTCTTTGGGACAAGCAACTGTTGTTGATGATGTGCGGGCCTTGATGGGACAGGAAACGGCTGACATGTTGGCCTTCCTTCAGGGAGCAGATCCGCGTGATTTGTTCTTGGTTGGCATTGATGCCAAAAACTTTGCCAATAGAATGATGGCTCATCCAGACTATTTCCCTCGTGGGTGGAAGCAACAGATCAAACCGTTACTAAGTGGGCGACCTGGCACTACGCCAGGCTTTATGAAACCCCGCATTGACGCTACCTATAGCGAACTCCGCCAGGCTGGGTTTGAGCCAACGTTATGGGACCCATATCACATGGTGGCTTTGAGGCGGGTAGCCGGGGTAGATTACAGGGAATCGACTATCTGGGTTACCCGCGCTAGGGCTCGTGGGTTAGCTAAACCTGTGGGAGAATTACTGCCTTCAGACGAACGCTTTAGGGTGCCTAGTGCTGGCCCTGTTTTTGAGGGGCGTTCTGTCCCTGACCCGGATGTGCCGGGAGCGAGTAGGATGACAGAAAAGATCGCAATGCATTCCGACCTGGCCGGAGAGGCTGAGCAGCTCTGGGGCAAATCGATTAGTGTCGATATCGGTATACCCATTCCGTTCACTAGCAGAATAGTTGACCGCGATCTTTATAGAGACTTTCGTGCCTGGGGCTCTGCTGCCAAGCACGTGAAGCTCTTCGGCTCTTTGTTCCAGCATGTGGACTTTGGAGCCCGCATGACGTTTTACCATTTCACACCTACGGTGCTGGCGAAGGGTGGCATCCTGGACGCCCCTGCTTTGCTGACGCGACTTATCCGAGCTAATCTCTCCGCAGGATACAGGGGGGAACTCAGAAAAGAACTGCTCAGCGGGAAACCTCTTTATAAAGACTCTGATATTAGCTTTAGGATGGTAATGGAAGAGGGGCTTGGGATTGGCGGTGATATCAGCATGTTCAAAAGGGAAATATTAGGTGCTTTGAGTGATGTAGGGGGTGGTCAGTCTTTGCCCGTGAGGGCGGCACGGAATCTGAAAAAAGTACAGCAGTTCATGGAGAGCGGACTGTTTGATGGAGTTTATACGGTAGCCCATATGGATGCTCTCCAAAAATTCATTATCCCTCGTATCCGTAGTGATCATCCTAACTTCACTTCAAGAGAGGTGGCGGCCCAGGCAGCATATGAATCGAACAAAATGTTTTCCACTTTGGGGACATGGCAATCAGTGCTGAAGGGCCGGGCACTACGAGAGTTTATGCACACCCTTATATTTTCCACCAATGAATCGGAAGCGTTGATCCAGCAAGCCTTGGGAGCACTGCCTGCATCGTGGGGCAGGGCTCTAAAGCGTAGGCCTCCAGGGACGCCGCGGATAGAAGGAGTGCAGAACCAGAGATTGTGGAGAGAATACTATTTAGGCTTTTTTACCAGCCTAGCTTTTTTCGGTAACTTGATTAACTTTGCCGCCACAGGCAAGCCTTTGCCCGCTCAGTCTTATATACCCGTTAAATGGAATGATCCCTACGCTTTCTGGCTATATAAGAAACTTGGTGTTCCCATTGGTTACAATAATCGTTTCCTTTCCCCCCAGGTGCCTTTATTAAAGGGGCGTGGAGGATCGCCGGTGTACCTGGATACGGTGGGCCAGATGGATACTGCTTTCCGATGGATATTAAATCCACCGGAAGCTGCTGCTGCAAGGACCAATGTTCTCCCGCGGGGTATCACTAACCAGGCTACGGGCACTACATTCTTTGGGGAGCCGCTGGGAACCCCCCTGCGTAGAATCTCTCAAGCTGCTGTGGACATTGCGGCCCCTATTTCAGTCACGCATGCCCTTGGCCCTCTTAGGGATGTGATACCAGGTGGAGAGCGCGTGCTAGCGGAAGGGGAAAGTCGCTTGGGCACTATCCCGCAGTTATTGAAAGCAACGGGATTCAACATCCGAGCCGAGCCTACAGGACTCATGCTGGATAGGGCTACAGAGAATAGCGACTTTGTATCTGCGAAGACTGGGGAAAAAATAACCAAATACAAGGAGTTAGAGAAGTGGCAGCAGACATTGTTGTTCAAAGATCCTGCCTTGCGGGCTGAAGCAGCTCTCAGGCGCAAGACTGGAGTGCTGCGGGAGCAGGAGGGTAATGAGTATTACCATAAGAAGGGCAAGATAGATGCTGATCGTCTGCAAGAAGAACTAGGGCTTGTTAAAGATCCTCGTGGGACCAGGGCCGCCTTGGGGTTTAACTCTCGCGCCTCTGACGAAGCAGTTTATGCTAGGATTCGGGATCGCTACCAGATCAGGATAGCCCAGCTTATGGAATCTGAGGGCAGGATAAAAGAGGCGGAGCCACCAACGGATTCAGATCCGAATGAGCGTGCACGACAAGAATACTACTATTTCATCAATGCTGCCTCTGGTGGGAAATACGTAAAGGATACTGTGGACTGGGATTACGTTGATCGGCAAATTGCTGTTGCTGGCTGGACCCCGGAACAAGTGAGCTACGTTGCTAGAAACACAAGTTTGCAACTGCATCCCGTTGGGCTTCGAGCATTAAATATAACCAACCTAACTGTCAAGCCGGGCTTTTGGATTTCTCATAATTTAGTGCAACAGATACAAGACGAATACGCAACTGAGGAATAGTTGAGCATGATGGTCTGGCATGAAGTGCGGTGTCCTAACTGCAACAAGAAGGTTGCGGACGGGCTAATTGATGGTATGCTAAAGATCACCTGCCGGGGCTGTGGCGTAACAGCCGTTCTGGACAGACGGCTTGACAAGCTACAAGAAGCTATGTTAAGAAGTATTTACAACTGAATAGCTCGTTAGTGCGCTAGTCGCCAGATTCCCCTTCCATCTACGCAGATGAGTGTGCAAGTCGCCAGAAGGCCATACTGGCGATTTTCTATTTTCTGGAGGGTTTATGGTAACGAAGCAGTTACCCGGCAACGCAGGAGAAGCACTAAGCGTTACGGAGGATAGTGGCACCTCAGTCGGGGGAGAGGAGTTTGAAGACCTCGCTCCTGACAGTGCAGAAGACCAGACGTCTATGGTGGCGGGAGGGGATGAAGCCCCAGTTGGTCAAGAGACGGATGGTGCTAGCCCCAGAACGGCAGCGCAACAAACGCCTGATGTTCCTCCTACTCCTGCGCCGCCGCCTCAGCCTACGGCTGCTGAGCACCAGATGCATCAGGCTATGCAACAGGCTGACGCCCTTCGTCAAGAAAATCGCAGGCTTCAAGACGAACGCGTCAATTACCAGAATCAAATGGAAATTGAACAAATGCGTTCCATGTATGAGCAGGCTGGATACGGGCCGGACCAGATCGCTCAGAGCATCAATGCTACGCGAAACCTCCAGGCTAGAGAGCAAGCACTTAGGCAGCGTGAAACACAACTGGAAGAAGATTACGTTAAAGCCGTTAAAAACGAGAAAGCAAAACAGATAGTGATCAATCAGTTTGCCAAAGAATATGGTGTGCCTCGCGAACACCTTGAGGAAATCGGGGATGCATACCAGATGCACGCTGCCGCAGCGGACTGGCGAATCGCCGACTTACTAAAAGCAAAGACTCCGGTGCAAGAATTCAAGTCTGACACACCAAGGGCCACCTCTGGGTCTAACTTGGAGAATATTCAGGAGAAAATGGCTCGGTTTGGACCTAGCGGTGTATCTGACGCAGAGTACAAAGTATTCCTAGATCATATGAGGAGATAAGCGATGCCAACGATAAGTACCACTGGAGCCCTGGAGGCTGCTAGCAAGGAGATGATCTCGACTGCTAGGTTCACAGCCGAGCACAATGCCCCCGTGTGGGGGTTGGTTAGCCACTTCACCTTGAAGAAGGGTGAGGATACTGGCATCTTCCCTAAGTTCGGGCAGTTCACTATCTCTGACCTCTCTGAGGGACAGGATATGGTAGATGAGCAGGACTTGGGCATGTCCTCTGTGAGCGTCACGACCTCTGAGGTGGGCGCAAAGGTAGTGCTGTCGTGGAAACTGCTCCGGCAGAACGTGGCGGCCAACTTCCAGACTGCTGGCAGGCAATTTGGTGATGCTTCCAAGAGAAAGAGGGAAGCGGACCTCATCAACCTGTTCAGTGGGCTCAACGGGGGGACTACGTTGGGAGCAGCAGCAGCGGCTTTCAGCGCAGCCAATGCGACAAGCTGTGTAGCCATTGCCAAGACTGATAAGTACGGCGAAGATCTGGCTATGATTGTGCATCCCAACAGTGCCATGCGGTTGGCAAGAGACACGACCACGGTAGGTAGCGGCACTGTCCGCCCACTGCCCGAGGGTTACTCTGCCAGACTCCTGCAGAATGCCTGGACTGGGCATGCCATCTGGGGGGTTCCCATTTTCGAGACTGGCAATATTAGCCGTGATTCTAGTGATGACATGATCGGCGCAATCATGGGCAAAGATGCGTTGGGAACTTTAACGTCACAAGAGCCGTTCCAGGGCAAGACCAATGACCTCTCGTTGAGGGCCTGGGAGCTCGTATACGTCGAGGACTATGCGGCTTTCGAGTTTGACGACACTCGTGGCGCACCACTCACTTATGATGCAGCCGACCCAGCAACTAGTTAATAGGACGTAAATAATGCCAACACCGCAGCAGTTAAAGGTCCGTAAGGATCTGGAGCAGCAACTCGCGAGGAAGGGTATTGCGATGGAACTCATCAATACCCCGGCTCCTCGCGCACAATGGTGGAAGCCAGTGGGGAATGGTTGGGTCAAGATGCCCAACCTATTGCCCGCGGATGCATACCATACCCAGTTATACATGGCGAAGGGGATGACCCTTATCCCGCCGGACACTGGGGCTCTGGTCCCATATGCTCCTACTGCGGAACAGGCGAAAGAATACGGAATCCCTATCCGGGGTGTGGCCCCGGTGGCAGCACCGCCTCCTCCTATAGCAGTTGACGAGGTGCCAGCTCCTAGTGGTAAGCACAAACACACGTATTCCAGCAAAAGGCTAGGGGCTCCGTGCGTCTTGGATGGTTGCGCTAAAACAAGAGAGGAGCCATTCAAGGGTAGATCAAAGTAAAGCAAGGGCCGTAACGATTGCCGAGGCCCGTAATATCGGCAATCGCAGGACATAGAACCTGTAAATAAGGAGTTTGAAAAATGTCATTTCCGAATACAATTAGTGGTAGATACGGATGGGAGAAGGTACAAACGTCGACCCAGAAACATAAGCTCGGCACCGAGATGGTGTTTGTGGACGGCAGGAAATTCCGGTATGTAGAGAATGGTGGATCAAACATCACAGAGGGACTGCTTGTTGCAAGCGAGGCCGTGGTAGGGAACCATGATGAGGACCTTGCCGTTGCCACCGCTTCTACCGGGGCAACTTCCATCACCGTAACACTCGGTGCTACGGCGGCTGCGAAGGATCTGTACGCAGAGGGCTAGC